TATCAATGGTTTGCTGTAGTTCTTGCATCCTAAATTTATAAGATGCAGATGCTGGGTCATTATAGGCTTCCCATGGGTCAAACTCATCAGGCTTAAGTGCTACTTGTTGTTGTGCTTTTGGTTGACCATCGACTGCGCCCTTGAGTTGCTCAATAACATCAGGTCGTGATTCCAAAAATTTGCCAACTTCTTCGTATTGCTTTAGCTTTTGATTTTCACTATAGAGTTTATCTTTTTCAGATTGGAAAAACTTTGCTTGTTCTTCCCAATTGACAGGATTCTCTTCTTGTGTTTGTCCTTCATCTTGCCCTACAAATTCTTCGGATTGACCAAGTTCATCTTGAAATTGATTTCCTAATTCATTTGCGTCCATTTTACTTATCTCCTTGTTTGCTATCTCTCTTCATCTTTTGAGTTTGACTACGCTTCTCTTGCTCTGTGGCTAAACGTAATTTCTCGGATTCGAGTTTAACAGCATTTGAAAGTCTTCCGACTTGTAATTTTTGTTCTGCTTTGCTAGATGACTCTGTTTCTTTAAGTCTTCCTTTAAACTTCTCAACCTCTGCAGCTTTACGGAGATGTACTGCCTCTCGGTCTCTAGTTTGTAAGTCACCAGATAATTTCTTAATTTGCTCTTGTGCTCCTTGCAACTGTTGTTGTAATTTTGCAATCATATCAGTACGTTGCATAACACCTTCCTTGTCAAATATATCTTGTTTCTTTAGGGCTTCCTCTTTATCAATCAACCCTGCTTGATATGCTTCCATGTAAATGTTCCATTCTCCCCATTTATTAGATGGCATAGTAGAGTTTCCAATTACACGAATATCAAATTGACCAATAGAAACATCATTGTCTATACTTTGAAGCTCTTTAGATTTATCATCATACATTCTTTTATTAATAGTATATTCGGTTAAATCATTGTTAGGTTGAACTATTCTAAATGTTTTCTTAAAAGTATAGTGAGATTTAGCAAGATTATACATAACTCTACCAAGTCTTTTTAATGAGCCCTCAATATCACGCAATTTAGATTTAGACCTTCTTTGACCAAAGTCTTCTAGCATCATAGTTGCAGATGATGTCTTTGGAGCTACTTCTGTATTTCCTTGCATCATTTCAAATATACCCATATTTAAATCAATATACTTTTCAATCATTGAAGGCAATTGAAGTATTGAGCTTGACATAGGTTGAGGAGCAGGAAAATGTGGTTCACCTAATGATGGGTCATATTCAATTGTTGCATTTGGATTAGCCCAATCTTTTTCTAGTTGCTCAATATCATCAACCGAGCCTTCAGGGACAAGTAGCTTTAACCCTGCAGATGCTTGTGCATGTGAAGTAATTAAAGATAAAATTTTATTTAAATATACCTGCGAATCCTTGTTCTTACGAACATCACTCATAGGGTAAGGAGTATTAGTCCATATATTAGGAACAGGTACTATTGGATAAACATCTGTGTCAAGTATTTTTTCATACAATACGATTTGACCAACAATGCAAGTTAGTTTAATTCTTGTCTGCATTACTTGGGCAATATCAATTAAACCTTTTTCAACAGCTAATTGCATTCGCTCATCTTCTAGTAAAGCCTGTAGCCTTGCGTCATCAAGTATTTGCTCGTCACCCGATTGCATGTCAATAACTCTATAATAAGGAATCTTTATTTTAGAGAATGATTCAATTAATCTATATTTTTCAGAACCTTCTCCATAGTCTAAATCTTTGACAATATCAGGTGTAAATCTTGTTTTTACTTGAGATTGTGTTGATGATGGATAATCTTCATCTAAATAGTCATTTCCCTCAAGCTCATCAATTAAACTCTTGCCCTCTTCATTTTGTTCAGACAATTGTGGATACATATCCTTTAATTGCATTTTAGTCATTATAGTTGATAACATCATTCCTGATGCATCATCAAACCAACGATTCCTTGAGTTGGGGTCTACTACAACTCTAAATGGGTCTACATAATTAAACTTAACTTCGCCTCTACCATAATCAGCTTCAGGGTCTATAAAGCTATAAAAATAACCAAGACCTGTAACAGCATAATCATGGATTGTTTGTTTAAAAACTTCATTGCCATCAGATATATCCCAAACATACTCTAGTATACCCTTCCATACATTTGCCATTTTAATGTCAGAGTCTTCACGACCTGCAGCAGAAAATTTTGGTGGCTTAGAAGTAATTATAGCTTTAAACTGTTCAACAGCAGAGTATAGCCTGTCTAACGCTAAAGATGATTGATTTCGTTCATCAAGTGCATTTACTTGAGCTTCAGACCAATGATTCCCTAAATAGAAATCGATGTCTTCACGAGCTTGAACATCCCAATCTTTTCTTGCGTCAGACCAACGCCTCCATAGTTCTTTTATTTCTTTTACTCGAATATCTTCTTGAATCATAGTGGAAAATATACTGATTAATTATTGTTCAATGCAAATCATCGCCTTGAACCTGTTAACCAGTCGTATACCTTTCTTGTTGAAGTGTAGCTGTTGTCTTTATTTCCTTCTTTCAGTTTCTTTTTCAGGGACTTGTTTCCTTTGGCAAACTGCGTAGAAAGCCAAAATGCATCAATACAGTCATCATGAGAGCCTTTAGGAAAATCTAGTAACTCTCCAATAAATTCATGCATATTCTTTTTTAAGTGAACAGCCCCTTGTCTAAACTTTGGTTGAAGTCCTTCAAACAACCTATCTTTTTTCTTTTGATTTCCATAACCCTTTATTCCTTGATTTATTCCAGGAATGAACAATCCTTCGCTTTTACTCTTTTTTTGCACATAATCTCTAAGCATTTCTTGATATGCAATTGTTTCAATGTTTACTCTTTTGACAGGGTTGTATCGTTTAACAGTTTTAAATATCTCATCTGCACAGTCCATCGGCAAGACTCTTTGTCTCCAATATTCAATAACATAGTAATCAAACCTAGAAGTAACGCCAATAACCATAATGACGCTATAATCGTTACGAGCACCAAGAGTTGAAGCAGGGTCAACACCAATATATATGTTGACGAACTCTCTACTTTTATCTTCAAATTGTATATACCAACTTTGAGCTTCTTCATCAAACCTACAATGCCCTTTATATAGTCCATCAGTTATATCTCCCTCGGTAAATATTTGGTCTTCAGGTGATTTTGCCTGATTCATGTATTCTTGGTAAAACTTGCTTGGAGTACCAGAATCTATATAAAATTGTTTTCTTTCTTCAATTTTTTTGATTGGCCAGCGACTTGGCCAGAGTGGTGTACCATCATCAAGCAACGCTTTGTATGTAACTACCTTCCAAGAAAAATCCTCACCATTTTTCCTTGCTTCATCGCTATCACGAACAAGGTTATTCAAAAATGAGTCATAGTGAACAATTGTGCCATTACACCATAAAAATCCATTCTTATCAAAATCAATAGCAGGATAGACAGCAGCAGTAACCCAATTCTTAATTTGTTGCCTTGCTTCGGGAGTTTTTGTATTTAGCTCCGATTCAAAGTCATCAAGTATCATTCCCGTATATCTTGTCGAATTTTGTTTTTTACCACGCAATCTTTGGGATGTACCCTTTCCAATCATCCTACATCCATTGGTAAGTGTAAATTCATTCTTCGTCCACTTATTTCCTTGCAAGTCTCCAAAGTAATAGTGAACAGCAGGGTTAGAGTACACATGGTTCATAATCCAACCGATATTATCAACAGCTTGGTCTTGAGCTTCTCCAATCCATGCGATAAACTCAGGCTCTTCTTTTGTGGCAAATAAGAACCGATGCATCACAGCAGTTGCAGCCAATGTAGATTTTGCATGGTCTCGTGGAAGTACTAGTCCAAGTTGTTGTTCTTTCTTATCAATGAGGAGCTTCCCTACCTCCCTGTGAAAATCAGGAGTTGCCGAGGCAAGGAAGTCTTGAGGTGAGAATAGTTTGCCGAATGAGATGAGGTCTGTATACGCCATTTGGAGTATTTCTTCATTCTTGGAAACATTCCCATTGAGGTTTAGGTTAGCCATTTATGGCATTTGCATATTATGTAATTTATAAAAATCTTTAATTTTTTGTGTTGATGTAGTATCATCAGGACTTTGTCTTATTGAATTTACAAGAAGTTGCATAATTTGGTCTTTTGTAACTCCTTCATCACTTGGGTCTGCATATGAACTTGGCATTGTAAAGCCACGCTTATAAAATCTATTGTCACCACCTTCGGTCATTCCTTTAAAGATAGCAGTTCCTTGATTAAACATAAAGTCTTCAAATAATCCATACAAATCAAGAGTGTTGGCATTAACCTTATTCTTAACATTGTTTGGATTCAAGTTGTTGCTCGATATTCTTTTATCAATGGCATCATGTGCATTACTCATTGTCTTTCTCCTCAATTATATGTTCGTGCTTTACTGCACAGTATTGTGGGCAAGGATTGTAATTATTATCTATATTATCAAAGATAACACCAAATATAGTCGCAACTATCAAAATTATTAAATCCTCGTTCCCATTTGCTATCCTTTAATTTCAAAGTGTGGGAAGTCGTCAAATCGATTATCCATTACTTGGAAGTCCATGTCCCAGTCACCACCCCACCGAAGAGTAATACCCATCCCACGAGCCACCCCAAGCACAAACCCTGCAAAAAGAGTTTGACGTTCTCTGTCAGCCCAATCAACGGGGTAAGGTGTGATATCAACAGCGTTAGAAGGCATAGCATTATGGCGACCATTAGGGAAACGAACTTTGCTCTTCCCTTCATCCACAAACCTATTTTGCCTTTCTTCACCTCGATGTCCCTCCAAAACACTACAATCTACATATTTAATTACTTCGTTAAAAACTTTTTGCAAGTCCTCATGACATGTTGCAAGTCTTTCTTTTGATTTACGTCCAAACTTTGGCATTAGCACTTCCACTTTCTTAAAGCTTTGTTAATACGAGAATCAGGGTCATTTGCAGTCTTGCTACTTGTAAGCTTCTTCTTCATGCCTCCCATTCTTGCACAAAATGATTTTTTTCTACTTCCACCCTCAGGTTGTGGGCGTTTAAGGTTTCCACCTGTAGATTTATTATAAGAATCTCTTCCTTTTTGGTTTAGACCACCCGAAGGGCTCTTCCCTTCTTTGCGTTGCCAAGCAGGTGTTACTTTACCACCCTCTTTATAAGATTCTACTCTATCACGAGCATCCATTGTAGGTATTTGCCCACCTTCTTGCATATTAGCAGCACGAATGTTGTCTACCATATTGGGATATGGACGACCACCCTTTTTTGCCATAGCTTTTGCCTTTGATTTTTGGCTTGATGTTAAAGGTTTTGATTTACCGAGCCTTTTGGGGCGAGGTTTTTCGTATATTGGTTTTGCCATTATGCTTCTCCTATTCCGTTATAGCCTTTTAGTCCTGTTAATTTATCATCCATGTCATATGATGCTTCGCAATGTGGGCACATCCACCCTATTACCTTGTCATCATCGTCAATAAGTCCAATTCTTTGTGTATAATCATTGTCCAAGAACAAAGATTCTTTACATATTGGGCAAATATCATCATTATTCGTTAACTTCTTCTTTTGATGCATGTGCGATTGGGGTTGCTTGTCCATTCTTGACCTCCTCTAGTTGCTCAGGTGTAAAACCAGCGAATACAGTTAATTGCTCTGTCTTTTTTTCGTTCATATCAAAAAGTCCAGCAATCTTCGTGAGAGATTCAAGGCTTCTAAGCTTATCAGAGTCTCTATCAGCAAGGTCGGCTATGGTTTTGTATCTACCAATAATCCATTCGGCAGTCACACCCTCTTCTTCTAAGCATTTGTGGATTTCTTCTTTAATCATTTTTTGTACATGCTCCGTTTTTAAGAGTTTACTTGTTCTTTTTTGGATTCCAATCTCATCTTTTGAGCGTGGATAAGCTTTTTTATAGGCTTCAATTGCATCATATCCTTGAGCAACATATTGAGCAAATAGGAATTGACCACTTGTCGTTGTGTTTGTATTCGCAAAGTCAATTGGCTTTCCAGAAAAAGAGTAGATATTTTCAGCAATTCCGTTTTCACCAAGCATTTTTGTATTGGCGTTGATGTCAAATGTTCCACACACTGTTCGCATACAGTCTTTATTGCCTATTTTTATTTTTCGGAGGATTTGACACACATAATCATCATCTGTCTTTACCCACTCGGTTTCCTCCCCATGCCTCCAATAATGACGAAGGGGTATTTCTTGTTGAAATGCCCTAAACTCGTCCTCATTGTCATAGAGATAATACTCAATGCCTTTAATTGTCTTAAAATCCATTGGGTATAATATATCATAAGTTGAACATTCTTTCCAAATTCATCCCCCTTATATATATATACATATATAGATGTACATATATATATATACATGTATTAATAAAAAGAAAAAAATATAACATATATACAAAAAGAAAAAGATTAGTGTTTTCAAAAAAATTACCAAAAAAAATTACCAAAAAATATATTAGAATGCGTGTGAGTCTTTTTTTATCGCATACCCCCCCGTTGTAGTTCCCCTATGGGGGTGCAAATAGGTTGAAATTGACATATCGTTACATATTATAATTACCTTGCAAAGTATAAATAAATAATAGATAAAGAAAAGCCCTCTATTTATGAGGGCTTTGTTGTGTGAGGATATGAGGCGAGAGAGAGAGGCGTATATATATTATTTATATATGATTATTTCTAAAATAACAACGCTTCTTATTATCGTAATAAATACTATACTTATTATATTTATTAACTAATTTAAATCTATATTGTCCCATGTTATTTACTCCTATTATTAATACTATAATATATTATAATAATATCATTTATAACAATATATATTATTATTATCTTTTATTTTAAATATAATCATTATATATTACAAGTGTTGCACAAGTATAATATGTGTATGTTCTTTGACATTGTGGGATAAACTCTATATAAACTACTAATAGTAGATTTATATTTAGTTTTGCTGATTTAAACTAATAATAATAACTAATAATAATAAGAAAGTGAGTAATTAAAATGAGTTTATTAAGTAATTTAAATATTGAGAGCAAAGGCAATAAGTCAATAAAAAAACCTACTTCAATTGGTGATACAATCAAAGCAAGGTTAAGAGAAGTAATTGACGAAACGCTTTTAAAAGAATTTCCTCAATATTATTTATCATTAGACAAATCAACGGAAGTTTACAAGTGTAA